AGCACAGACTTGTGATATAATTATAGAATCAAGAAGTGATTTTGTTGTTGGTAATCCTGATGGCATTTATGTAATATCTTTTTGATGTTGACAAAAATTATTTTTGCTATAAAAAAAAGGAAAATCAAACATGAATAAACAAGAAATTATTGAATTTTTACATAACTGTGGCTACGGTAAAACTAAAGTTTTTGACAGACCAACACATTATTCTAAGTTTTATACAACTTACAACAGAGAAACACAGCTTGACGATGTGTCTAATCATACGTGTAAAAACTCTTTTGTTATCACTGATGAGATGATTCATGACAATAGAGTTAATAAACAGTTTTTATTAAATCATCTGCGTGTTTTATATGAGCACCATATAGCTGCTGATGAGAGAGCGGCACTTGATGATATACTAAATCCAAAATCTAGTTTTTATTCTGAAAAGAATGTGTTGAATAAAGCTTTTACAAAAGAATCATTAGAAGAAGCGATTACACAAGTTTTGTTTTTGATTGACAATGACGGTATTTCGAACATAAAGCCAAAAAGTCTGATCGTTTCACCGCCCGTGATGTTTTTAGCTAAAAAGCTACTTGAAAATGGGATGATTGAACATTTTCCACAAAATTTAATTGTAAATCCGTATATCAGATCTAATACTTTTGCTGCTATTATAACAGATGCGCAAAATTCGTTTCGTCATTTTGTTCGCAAGCACAAAACATTTAACTACAACGACAACAAACTTGTAAGAGAGATTGAATGTAGTATGAATTCAGATTGCTATTTTACGCTTAATAACCCCCAAGGCATTTATGTAATATCTTTTTAATGTTGACAAAAACTAAAAAAACAGTTATTCTTTGTCAATTATACTATTTTACAAAAACAAATGTACGAGCAAAGAATAAGCGGTAAAGGCTACAACACTGACATGTTTGTTTTCGATGAAGACGATATTGAAACAATGGTAAAGTTATCTGCAAGTTTAACAATACCCCAAATTGCTGATTATTTTAAAATTGGTACAACAACTCTTTACAATGTTTTTAAACGTCAACCAGAATTGTACGCAAGTTACAAAAAGGGAAAGGCTATTGCTATTAAAAAAATGGCTGAAAATTTGCAAAAACATGCAATGAAAGGTGGATCTGGTAATATGACTGCAGCGATCTTTTATTTAAAGACGCAAGGACGTTGGAGTGAAGCTACAGCTGAGACACAATTTGAAGATGTTGTTATACAAACAGACGAAGAAAAAGCAGCGCACAAAGAAGATGTAAAATTATATACAGAGTATAAAAATGATCGTGAAGCTTTTGTAAAATGGAAAGAGACAAATAAATGACTAATGATAAAAAAATTAATAAAGCATTAAGAGACGATCCTGCACCAGTTATAGGGATAACATCAGTTATTATCAAATCATTAGATCCTATATACTCACAATACGGTCAACTTAGTTATGGTTTTATTGTTAGTTTAGATGATAAAGATTATAGTTTTCGCACAAACACGCAAGGATATCTAGAACTTAACAATGATCATATTTTTGTTGACAAGTTTGTATTAGCAGAGTAGTATTAATGTAATGTCAATAATACTGCTCTAAAAAGCTTTTTATCCATTTCTTTTTAGGGCAGTATTATTGACATTATAAATATAAATGGGTAAATCATGAAACATTTTTTTAAAGCTTTAAAGAATATCAAAAAATCACCAGCTTCTAAATTAGAGTTGTTAGATCCAAACCCTACCACATTAAAAAAATTAGCTCCCGATCAAAAAACAATTAAGGATAAATCTAATTTAAACCTCGAAGATTATATAGATGATGTTTTTAAAAAAAATCCTCATCTTAGTGAAAAAGAAATGTTTGAAATATACCATTCGCACAAACCTACTTTTGAAGCAGAAGTAAGTAAACGCATACAACATGCTAAAGATACTGAGATAGTTTCAAATCTTTCTAAATTAAGATTAAAGCATAAAAAGAATCCTGAAAACATTAATGCATTTCATGATGAATATGTTAAAGAATATAGTAAATTGTATAAGAGCGATAAATAATGTTGTATTCTGACAAAGATATTGCAGAAGCTAGTTTATATGAGTTTTTTAAACAGTCTTGGCATGTTATTGAAGGTCATACAGAGTTTGTCGACGAATGGTATCTAAAAGAAATAGCAAACGCATTAGAAGATTGTTATCACCGAAAAATTAAGAATTTATTAATTAATTTACCACCTCGAAAGGGGAAAACTAATTTAATATCAATAGTGTTTCCCGTTTGGGTTTGGCTTCATAATCCGGAAGAAAAGTTTATATGTGCGTCATATACTAATTCCCTGGCATTAAAGATATCTGATAAAAGCAGAACACTTATAGAAAGTAATTGGTTTCAAAATAATTGGGGAAATAGATTTAAGCTTCGTAAAGATCAAAATAGTAAGAGTTATTTTGCTAATAATAAAACTGGTTGTAGAATGTCAACAAGTGCTGGATCTTTTGTAACTGGGTCAGGTGCCGATATAATTATAGTTGATGATGGGAATGACCCCAGTGGTGAGTCTCAAGCGGTAATAGATAGTGTTAATACTTGGTGGTCTCAAAAAATGTTTAATCGTGTTAATGATGCGCGAACGGCTATACGCATTATGGTACAACAACGATCACAAAGTGAAAATGATTTATCGGGTAATATAATAAAAAATGATGTTGATAACCAATGGGTTAAGTATATCCTTCCGATGGAGTATGAAAGTGGTTTAAAATCTAATTTTAATGATAAACGAACTGTTGAAGGTGAGTTGTTAAGTTGTCGTGATACACATGAGATTGTTTCACAATTAAAACGTCAGATGGGTTCGTACGGTTATGCTGCTCAATATCAACAAAGACCCGCTCCGCTTGAAGGAGGCATGCTTAAAAAACATTGGTTTAAACTATATCAGTACGAAGAGCTTCCAGGTTTAGATTTTGTAATACAATCGTGGGATACTGCGCTTACTGCTAACGATGATTCTAATTATTCGGCTTGTACAACATGGGGAATATTTAGGGATAGATATGATAATGAAAATGTGATATTGTTATCTTGTTGGCGTGATAAATTAGAATATCCAGAACTTAGGGATAGGGTTAAAAGACTTGCAAATAATTATAGAGATACTGCAAGTAATACTGTGCCTAATTCTACAAGATATGTACCAGATTTAATTGTTATAGAAGCAAAAGCATCTGGTGACCCTTTAATACAGGATTTAAGACGTGGTGGAATATATGCACAACCCTTTATTCCAAACAAACACGGTGATAAAATACAACGTGTTAGGTTGATCACTTCTTTAATTGAAAGCGGTATAGTATGGATGCCTTGCCAAAAGAATAACACAAACAAAATGGCTGACTTTGCTGATGAGTTTGTAACAAGTATTAGCTACTTCCCGAATGTTAGTTCAAGGGATTATGTCGATACAATGACACAAGCATTGATTGTACTTAGAGATGGTAGCAGGATATCTCATCCGAAGGATTATCGAGAGCCTGTTGATGAATATAAAGCACAAATTAGATTTTATTAGAGGTTAGTTTATGAATATTTATATTGATTGTGAATATAACGGGTTTGATGGTGAACTTATTACAATGGCACTTGTTACAAAAGACAATAATATATTTTATGAAAGATTAGTTTGTCCCAAATATACTCCTTGGGTAGAGCAATATGTAAAACCTCATCTTAAAGATATGAAAATAATATCATTAAATGAGTTTCAAAATAAATTGGAAAAATATTTATCCCAATTTAAAAAAATAAATATTATTGCAGACTGGCCTGACGATATAAGTTATTTTTGTAAAATGTTAATTACTTCTAATATGGGCACAAGAATTAACACTCCACCACTTAGAATGGAGATTTTAAGACTTGATAGTGATAGTAAAATACCTCATGATGCGTTAGAAGACGCAAAAGCTTTATGTTTCAAACATAATGAAATTGTACCTGAATCTACAGTTTTAAGAAAAAATACGTAAATAATGAAAAGAAATAATAAAAGATTACAATTAAGGTCACAAGAAAACAATATAGATAATCAACTTAATAGTCAAATCATACCAGATAACATAAGGGATGAAGATATTAACAAAGTTGAAGATCTTGAAAACGGTGATACTGTTTATGAAATAGGTAGACCTGAAATAGAACAAATTAAAGATGATAGGTTTGATGTTAATCTAGCTTTAAAAATGAAGGATGAGACATTAAAGAAAATATCATCTTATATTCTAGATTGCTTGGAAGAAGATATTGAAGCTAGACAACCATGGCTCGATATTCACAATAAGGTTAAAAAGTATCTTGGTCATAATTTAGAAGACTTAACAGAAAGCCCTTTTACACAAGCTTGTAGAACTTTTGACACAACACTTAGTACTGCATTAATTAGATTTTGTGCAACATCTAGAAGTGAGATGTTGCCTGAAAGCGGACCATGTTCATATAAAATAGTGGGTCAAGCTAGTGACGACCTTGGTGAAATTGCTAATATTAGGGCACAATGGCTTAACTATTTTTTAACAGTAAAAGATTCGGCGTATTATAAAGATTTTGAAAAATCTTTATATTATATTGGTTTTTATGGAACTGTTATCAAAAAAGTTTACTACGATGATATTCTTAAACAACCTGTGTCAAGGTTCATATTACCTGAAAACTTTTTAATTAATGTTGATTGTACTTCTATTCTTGAGTCAAATAGATTAACTCACATTTTAAAATTATCTGCACGTGATATTTTAATAAATCAAAAAAATAATGTTTACCGAGATGTTGAGTTATCGTATTTAAAAGTCGATGGCGATAGTAATGATAGTGGCAGTGCCACTTATGATGCGTATGATTCTAAACCAGATACAAGCAATCTAATTAATATTAGTAATTATACAGAAAGAACATTACATGATGTTTACGAATCTCACATATATTTAAATTTAGAAACGTTTGAGCCTAATTATAATTCAGATGAAATAAAAGATATCCCTAAACCTTATATTGTTACAATCGATAAAGAAAGTAAGGAAATATTTTCAATCAAGCGTAACTGGAAAAAGGAAGATGAAACTTATAGTCGTAGAAAATATTTTATAGCGTATCAATATTTTACAGGGTTTGATATCTGGGGCTTAGGTTTAGCTCGTATGTCAGGTACAAATGCAATTGCAGTAACTAATATGTTAAGGCAAACTGTAGATGCAGCAACTTATCAAAATTTACCAGCTGGGTTTATTCAAAAGGGAACAAGTAAGCAACAAAAAACAGATATCACTTTAGGGGCAGGTCAGTGGCAATTTCTTGAGGGAACAGGAAACATTAAAGATTTGTTTGCACCTCTTCCAAGTAATGGACCATCACAAGCTTTGATGCAATTAAGACAAGAAGTGATAGGTCAGATGCAAGATCAATTGTCAACTGCTGAGCTAGGTATGATGGACAGCAAAGAAGACATCCCAACTGGTACAGCTGTTGCGTTTTTAGAAGAGAGTAATAAAATACAATCATCAGTATTAAAATCATTGCATGTATCTTTTTCAGAAGAATTAAGATTACTTGACGATGTGTTTAAAGAAGTTGTTGATAGGGAGGAGTTTTTTATTAATGGTGAAAACTATATTATTACCAGAGAACACTTTGTTGACTCAGTGCAGTTAATCCCTGTATCAGACCCTTCTATAAATTCTAATATTCAACGTATAATGAGAGCTGAGGCAATATTTCAAACTGCAATGCAAATGCCCGATAAAGTAAACATTGTTGAAGTATTAAAAATGATATTTAAAGCTCAAGGATTAAGTGATGATGTTATTGAAAATCTTATTGTAAAAGAAGATGAGGTGCAACCTAATAACCCCATTACAGAAAATATGAATATGATGCAAAATAAACCTGTTAAAGCGGGGTTAGATCAAAATCACGATGCACATATTGTTGTACATTCCGCTGTTGATACTGAACAGGCTAAAGCACATATACAAGAACATGCTGCAATGAAGTTTATGTTGCAAATGCAACAGGAAATGGGGGTTGATTTGAATCAAATAGATCCTAATGATCCAGAAATTCAAAACATGATTGCTATTAAGGCTGCGCATGCTGTTGAAAGTTTAGGTTTAAATAAACAAGAAGAAGATGATGAAATAAATCCGAATGAGTTACTAAAAGCCGATATCGAGCAAAAACGTGAACATAGTATTATTCAAAAAGAAATTGCCGATATGAAATTAGAGGGCGATGTGTTTAAAACTCAATTACATTTTGAAGAAACTAAAGAGAGGTTAAAAGCAGATAAAGAAAAAGCGTTACTTGAAGCAAGAATTGAAATAGAAAAACTAAAAAGTAGGTTATAATGCGAGATTCAGAATATATTTTAAACGAACTAATAAAGACAATTAAAGCTAATTTAGAAAGTGTTGAAACTAGACTTGTAAGTGGGGGTATTTGTAACATAGAAGATTATAAATATAATTTAGGGGCAAGGTACACGTTACATTCTTTGTCAGATTTTATTAAAGAATTATCTAGAGGTAATTAAATATGAACATTGAAGACGAAATAGGAATAGATTTTGATAACTTTGACATGGCAAAAGAGTTACTTTTATTTGAGGATTGTATAATAAAGCCAACCGATGTATTGATAAGATTATATATCAAACCTATGAAAACTAAAGGGGGGATTATTATGAATAACTCTAAGGGTGTATATGAGGAGATTTCAGGTTATGTTGCTAAGATGGGTAAAGCTTGTTTTAACGCAGATTGGTATAAAGACTGGGGACATTGGTATAAAACAGGAGATTGGATTGTTTTTCCAAGGCATGCTGGAATAAGGTATACTTATAAAAATTTACCTGTATTTTCAATACCTGATGATTCCCCATTAATGATAATTCCAGATCCTAGAGAGGTTAGATAAATGGAAAATGCTAGTTATGGGATAAATCCCGAAGAAGATTTTGACGAAGTAATGAAGGATATTGAAAAAAATATTCAAGAAGAATTAGAAAATAATGAGCAAATTGCCGAAGATGATCCGTATGCTGAGGGTTCTAATGAAGATTCAGAAAAAGAAGATTCACAAGAAATGGGTGAAGTTAGTGACGGAGATGATCATGCACTTGTAGAAAACGAGGTTGAAGAGGAAGAAACTGTTAGTGAAGCAGATCTCTACAGAGAAAAATACTATTTAGAAAAGAAAAAACGTAAAAGTGCATTAGCTGATCGTCAAAAGTTAGAACAAGAAAATTATGAGTTAAAAAACGCTCTTGGTGGAACAATAGATAGTAACACTGAGTTATACGCTCGTGATTTGTATAATGATTTAGAAAAAGCTAAAAGTTTAAAAAAACAAGCATTACTTGGAGATGATCCTGATTTATTGCTTGAGGCAGATGAGATACATCAAAAGCTTTTACACAAAGTTAATGAGTTTGAAAGCTATGTTTCTAGAAATTCTGCTTCTACAAACAATATTGATAATGAAAAGTTTACTGGTCCAACAGAAAATTATGAAGAACAAATAAAATTATCAAATGCTCAAGAGTGGTTAGACGAACACCCAGAGTTAATACCAGATTCAGATAGTTTTAACCCTAAAATTCAAAAAGAATTGGGTGTGTTTATAAAAAAATTCGATAAAGAATTGCGAAAAGAAGGTAGGGAAGATGAAATTTTAAGTCAGCCATATCTTGACGTTCTTGAAGAATTTGTGGATAGTGTTAAAATAACTAAACCTAAAGATGGTTACACAACTTCTAATGTGGGGGGAGTTCGCAATAATTTTTCAAACGGCTCATCTAGTACAATTAAAGTAACATTAACTGATTTTGACAAGAATTATGCTAAGAATTTAGGTATAACTGAAAAAGAATATTTGAAATATAAGATTGAAGATATGAAAGAATCTAAAAATAGGAGATAATTATGACAAACGAAAGAGGATCAAGAGCTTTGGAAAAAAGGTCAATTGAAACTGAAATGGGAAGAACATCAAAACCTTATAAAATGAATTACACTAGCCCAATCGATATACCTGAACATCTAAAAAGAGAAGGTTTTGATCAGTATTGGGAAAGAACTAGCATTAGGGGTCAACATGACAGTGCGCTAGATATTGCGTTAGTAAAAGGGTGGAGACCTGTTCCTATTGACAGAGACCCAACCCGTATGTGTGATATTTTAGGAAGAAATCCGTTGTCCAGTCAATATGTTTGTCAAGGGGATGTTGTACTTGTAGAAAGAGAAAGTGAGCTCTGTGCTGCAGAAAATGAAAAAAGCAATAAACAGGCACGGGAGAGGGTAACAACTCACGCTGCTTATAATTTTCGTGATCCAAAAAACCATACAATAGGTACAGTTAGATAATGGCATTTTACCCACCATCAGGAACTTGTCAAGAATTGACGATGACAACAAATGTTCAATTGGATTATCCGTATTCGTCAAATGTTAACAATGTAACAGTTACTGATATGATTGACGTATCAGCAACTATTGTTAATTTAAGTGTTTTTTTACCTAATAGTACTTTAACTAACCCTGGGTTTTCAATAACGTTTAATAATGTGGGTTCAAATGCATTTAATGTTGTTCTAAACGATACGATAACAACGTTACTCACAATAAACGCAGGGCAAGTTATAACAATTTACTTATATGGTAATGGTAATCCTAATGGGCTTTGGCGAATAATTCCTTTTGGTGGTGGGGTAAATGGTATTTCTAATTTAAATATTACAAGTGACGATGATTCTATTGTTGTATTAAATGGTCAAATCACCCCTCCTAGTGGTGCAGTTGATATTTCCTTACCTGCAATTGTTTCAACAATACAAGCATTAGGGAACTATATTCCGGGGCTTGTTGTAATAAACCAAGCTAATGAGTTGCCATGGGGGGTTGTTTCACTTAACAACGGTACAAATATTGTTATAGCAAATCCAAACGGGGAAATGGGAGACCCCGTCATTGATCTAAATGAAAATATTAATATTGCGCAAGCAATAATAGGAAATATTATTATTGCCAATGATTTAATTTCAAATATTGATGAAAATAGTGTACTTAGTATTACTTCAAATGGAAGTGCTTCGGTTATCAATTTAAACAGTGTGATAATTGATATATCGGGCAGTCTAACTGTTAATAATTTATCGGTTGAGGGCAGTTTCAGCTCACCTAATGTTGCTAAGGCTTGGTGTAGGTTTACCAATACTTCTGGATTAATAAATTTAACATCAGGTTTTAATGTGTCAAATGTGACATATGATAATACTAATAATCAATATACAATAATTTTCACAAACCAAATGGGGAATGAAAACTACGTTGTGTTTATTACCTGTTCGAATAATAATAGCACCCCACCATTACAAACAAGAATTGGTTACGATGTTGTTAGGCAACAAGGATCAGTTGTCATTGTGCTAACTGATGCATCTGGTGAGATTTTGCAAGATATACCAGAGGGCGTGTCTGTGATAATATTTTCTTTAAATTAATTTTTATACAGGTTTTCAACCATGTTACAAGACTCACCAGAAATTATTACATCAAAGTTTGGCGACTGGTTAGAATTATTCGGGATAACAAACATACCTGTTTGGATGCATAGTCAATTGTTTTTTGATTGTATGATGTTCGCATGTTTTTTTTGGTTAGTATTTTGTGCTATCAATGATCATCGACCAAAACCACAACCTATAAGACCAATTGACCTAGAAGAAGCAGTAGATTATTTAATAAATAAATCGTTATGGGGTCTATCTAGAGAATATGATTTTAGGTACTTCTCGAGAGAAGAGCACGCAATAGCTGAGATTGTAAACAAAGCAAGACTAGGTTTAATTACTATAAAAGGACGGATTCCTAATAGTTGTACAGCCAAAGAACTAGGCAAAGATTACTGGAAGGGGGCAACATTAGGGTATTTCGGATCTTATCTGTTTACAAACCCTAATGTTATGTCTAGAGGATTTGATTTTATAACATATGGTTCTTTAGAAATAACATCACCAGATATTAAACGTGTATGGAAACCTTCTTCACGACTAGATAGGTTTTTTTATAAGCAATATGTATGAAAAATTATATTACGACGGTGACATCTGGATCCCTGATTTATGTTCTTTAAAAAAAGCCACAACAAAAGGTTATTGGAGTACGGTTATAGGTAGGATGAACTTTGTTTGTGGCTCTAGAAAAGCTTTACAAGATTATATCAGAAAATTAAATAAGTTTTAATAATTAATATTGTGTTGACACTGTTAATTATTTTTGGTAATCTGTAATGGATTAAGTTTTACCACAACTATAAGGGTGTCTTTGAGTTAAGCTTTTCCTCTGCAAAAAGCTAAATGCCGTTACATTACGGGAAGCTAAAAACTTCATGGGTAAATCTAACCTTCAATAGATAATTTACAAAATTTCTTAATAATTATACTTATGGTAAAAAAATATGGCGTACGGCATAAATAGCCCGTTTGGCTTAAGAACATATGGTCATCTAATCAGTGGTGTTGATGACATTAAAATAAACAGCGGTTATACTATATCTGGAAACAGCCTTAGTTTAAATAAGGGTGATCCTGTAATATACGTACCACAAGCTCTCCAATATACCGTTGCTGCCAACGGTTATCAAGGCAAACAATCTGAGATCATGTTATATAATCCAATTGTTACCCCAGCAGCGGCGGGTAACGCAAGTACTGTTGTTGGTTTAAACGCAGTAGCCGGGCAACCTATAGTGGGTGTTTTCCAAGGATGTGAATATTACACCCCTAATGGCACGTGGGTATCTCAAGAATATTGGCAAGCTGGTACAGCAACAAATGGTGCACCTGTAACGGCTCTTATTTGTGACGATCCTTACGTTGTTTATGATATTCAGCTAAGCTGCTATACAGGGGCAATGTTTGCTGCTCCAACCCAATTTGCACTTTTACCTTGTTTACAAATACAAGATGTGACTTGGCCCGATACAGGTGCGGCGGTAGCTGGTGCTGTACCAACTATTGGTAATAGCCGTGTTATAGGTAGTAATATAACTTTAATGACTGGTAGTAGCGTTGCCGCAGCAGGTGCAGTTGGCGCCAGTACAACAATGACAGGAATTACAAGTTGGCAAAACGGCGGACCTGTCGTGGCTGGTTATAGAAATAACCCTCTTTTAGCTAATCAAGGAAACGTAGCGTTAGGTGGTAATCCATGGGGGACATCTACATTTTATGCTTGTCCATCATTAGCTTATACAGCAGCTAATCCAATAGTGATAAATGGGTCGAATGATTACTCCCAAGCGCCGGCAGCTGCTGGTAACTTAAGAGTGTTAGGTTTTACTCCTAATCCAAAAAATGTTCCTGCGACATATGGTCAACCTAGTAACGTAGCTACTGCTGGTAATTATTTTAATACTCCTTTCCTGAATGTGTTGGTTACAATCAATAATCACGCTAATAAGCCAGGAAATACCGGTGTAACTGTAGTATAATATAAAAAAATATAATAAAAGGTAATATAAAATGGCAATAAGCACCGCATCGATTTACCCATTGCTTAGACCTGGCGTCAAAGCCGTAATTGGTAACTATGACACTTATCCTGATCAATGGAAAGCAGTATATACAACATATACTTCTGACAAAAAAATGGAATTTGAAGATGAATTCAAATCACTAGGCATTGCACAAGTAAAAGCTGAGGGAATGTCAGTTGCTCAAGATACAATGAGCGTAAGATATCAGACTACATATATGCATACAACATATGGTCTTTCATTCTCAATTACTGAGGAAGCAATGAAAGATAACTTGTATGCGGGTCAGTTTCCACAACACTTAATTGCGCTTAGAAATTCGCTTAGAGCAGCCAAATCTCAAGTTGCAGCTAACGTGTTTAATTTTGGCACAACCACTCAGTTAACAGCTGATGGTGTTTCGTTCTTTAATAATGCTCATCCGCTAGACAACGGTGAGACTTGTACTAACGTTGCTCCTGTTGCGCTTAGTGAAGTTGGTTTGCAAGCAGCTATTGTTGGTATTCAAAACTTCAAACAATTAAGCGGGATATTAACTAACAACATGGGTCAAAAACTCATGGTAGGATCTGCAAATCAATTTGCTGCTGAGATTCTTATTGGCAGTACATATAAGACTTCTATTGGAACGGTTAATAACAACGCTTTTGCAGGAGTTAACGATGTTAACTCTATTGTTAGTGGTGGTTTTTTACCTAAAGGTTATGTTGTTAACAATTATTTAACAAATCCTAACTTAGCAATTGTTATTACTGATGCAGAGAGAGGTTTAATTCACTATGAGCGTGATAAACTAGAGCCTTGGAACTGGATGGATAATACAACAAGAGATATGTGGTTTGCGGCAAAAGAAAGATATTCTTTTGGTGTAACTAACTGGCGTTGTGCTTTTGCATTAACAGGTGCATAGAGGTATATATGGCTAGTCACAGCAGAGCATTAGCCGACATTCTTTTCAAAAACGCCCCTAAAAAAGGCGTTAAGACTGTCGATGTAAAAAAAGAACCTGTCAAACCAACTGGAAAGAAATAAATGACTGTTTTTAAAAAATCCATTAACATTCCCACAACTGTTTCAACAGCTGCTTCAGTTGCAAACTACCCTAATGGGGCAAATCCAAACCGTAGTAATTACAACATGCTCTTGTTAAATGGACCCTTAGTCTCAGCAAACGGGCAAGTGTCTTTTATTGCTAGTGGATATTCTTCAAATATCAGCATTACTAGTGCTGCAAACAATTCCCCAACCAGCTATACTATAGCTGGTATTAGTGGGGGAATGCGTGTTAGTGAAACAATAGTGGGTCCTAATGCAACTACAGTTTACAGCAATACCTTGTTTGATATTGTTACAAACATAACTGTTGTCGGAGGAGTTGCGTTTGCGCAAGATGTAGCAATAGGCTCTGGATCTTCTATAGCTATTGTTTTACAAAATGCAAATAGTTTAGCTGACAACGGACAACCAAATACTTTGTGTAATGTATTTGTAAACGCAGTAGGTGCAGTAGGTGCAGGATGGGCAGCAGGTCAATTAAATGTATATGGTGTTGGTGGTAATGGTTTTACTGGTCCGTTAACAAATACATCATTAACCAGTGCTACAAGAAACAATAATTATGTCCCTATTCCAATAACTGGAGCAGCGAAAGGTCCTTATACTGCGGTGCAACTATCAAATGGTTTTAATGTGCAAACAACATGTCCGTTTGGCGCAGTTATTGTATATTTAACAACTTTAGCTGGTGTTGTCCCTGCGTTAGTGCCTGTTTTTATTGAGGTTTCGCAAGGTTAATATGATAAAAAAAATTAAAGGCGAATTACAAAACAGTTTTGCGGCAGGTAAAAAACCTTTGCTTAATCTTACAAAAAAAACTGAATTAAAAAAAATAGTAAAACGACCTAACAACAATGGTATGTGATGGCTTTAGTTACTTCTTCTACATACAATTTTCAATCGTTGGAAAATGATGAGTTAATTACAGAATGTTTTGAGCGCCTTGGAATATCTCCTGAGCAATTAGTTCCTGTAAAACTAAATTCAGCTAGAAGAAGTTTAAATCTTTTATTATTAGACTGGATAAGCAAATCTATAAATTTATGGACTTTGAATACTGCATATTTGTCTTTAAATACGGGGCAGTCACAATATTCAATGAGTTCTACAATAACTGATATTTTGTTAGTAAACTTAAGGCAATTTACACGCCAATTAAACGGAACACCAGAATCAAACCAAGGTACAACCTATGATGGTTTAGGTGGTGGTGATGCTGAACAAGCTTTTGATGGTGTATTATCCGATGGATGTATTCAAAATGTTGTTAACGGAAACATTTCATACGATTATGGAACTAATAACGGCACTAATATCACACAACAAATAAACTTTGTTGGAATATGTTCAAACACTGAAACCTCGTACACATTAGTAGTAGAAGTTTCTAACAACAGTGTTGATTGGTTACCTTTATTAAATATCCCACAACAAGTGTTTAAAACTGATATTACTGTTTGGTTTGATGTCATAGTACCTGTTGCCGCTAGATATTATAGAATTAGAGAAACAGGGGGAGAAATTTTAAGTATTCAGGAAATTTATTTTACTAATAATATAACTGATTTAAAATTAAGCCCAGTTAGCAGAGATACTTATTTATCTTTTTCTCAAAAGTTTGCGCAAGGTAAGCCGAGTTGTTATTATTTTAATAAACAAATTAATCCTGTGTTAAACATGTGGTACCCCCCTACTAGTTCTTATCAAGTTCTTCAATACTCATATGTCAATATAATGCAAGATGCAGGCGGTTTTTACAATATTACTGACGTACCCTCCCGTATGTTGCCTGCGCTTACATGGGGTTTAACGTGGATGCTTGCGATTAAATATAATCCAGCAGTTGCTGCTGAAATGAAAAATGAATATGAACAAGCATTCAGTGTTGCAACAGCTAACGATAGTGAAAATGTTGATTTGACTATAAACTATGACATAGGTAGTTATTATGAAAATTGAAAGACGTAGGTACCAGTGTGATTACTCAAGTGAAATGTTTGAGAAATTGTACAGACAATTTGAGTGGGCAGGTGACGGTAAAATATGGACAGGTTTATGGGTAGGTCAAAAGTGGTTAGATGTTCCTCAAGAACAATTAAGAACCCCTATAATAAAAGCCGATCCGTTCCCATTACCAAACCCAAGACCCCCACAAGCAGGTGTTATGGTGAATCCAAATGCTCCTACAACCACTTGGGAGGCGGTTGATTAACTTATAACTATAAGGTTTTAAAATGTCAGATCCAAATACAGTACGGGTGTTATCTCTTGATGGTGGCGGGATGCGAGGCTATATCTCTTGTGTTTTTATGGATTTATTTGTCCAACAGTGGGGCATAAACCCCAATGAAATATGGAAGTATTTTGATGTTATAGCAGGTAGTTCTATTGGTGGAATTCAAGCAATGGCGTATTCAATAGGTCTTTCGCCATCAGATATAAGCGGTTTTTTTACAAATGACGGGCAATGGATATTTACAACAAGCACTTCTACTCCGTCAAGCCAACCGTCAACATTAACTAAAATAAATACTATTGTTGGTGGACCATTTAGCGATCCTACTTTTTACCCTAGCAACACACCGGGGATAGGTACTAAGCGGCTAAACTCAGGTTTGACAACTACATTCGGGTCAAACACTTTGCAAAATGCTTTAACAAACGTGATTGTTACTTCTTTTGAAAAAAATGATGCCAACCCTGATTATGCACAAACAACAAATACACCTGTTTATTTTTCTAATAGCAGCGTTGTTCCTGTACTCGGTGGTCAAAATACATTGATGACAGATGTTGGCATGGCAACAAGTGCGGCTCCATTGTACTTTGCACCATGGAACATTGGTGCAAACACATATATTGATGGGGGAGTAACGCAAAACAATCCTGCATCTTTTGCCTTAGCAATAGCAAAAGCAATAAAACCAGTTGCCAATAGATCTTGTGTTTTATCAGTCGGAACTGGTTTGGGTGATGTTGGTTTTCCAGCTACAACTACATTGGCTAAAGCTAAAAAAGAAATAATGCATTTAAACCTTGACCCAAAAGGTTATGCTGAAAAGTGGAAATTATCTTCAAAACAAGTTAAAAATTTACAAACGCTTGCAAATAATCTAGGTGCACTAGAAGGTGCCAATTTGATTATGTATCTGCTTGGTGCAATGAGCACAGGTCCACAAGAGATTGCTGCACAAGAATTAAATATTGCAGCTAATTATACATTGTCAAATATATACAATTATAGAATGCAATATTACTTACAGCCTGATTTAGACACAGAACTTGATGATTCTACACCAGCTATTTTAGCATACTATAAAAGTTCAGTTACTGATTATTTTAATAGTGATATTTCAAATATTACAACTTTTATAGGTCATTTAAACGCATGATTGACGTTTTATATAATTTTATATCGCCTGTCACTGGTCGATTACCGTTAACCGAGAATTATATTTTAATTGGCGGCAGACAAGGTTTTTCAGTAATGTCACCCAAACTTATTGATATCGAATTGGAGCTTATTAATATAAACCACGTTTTGGGGGATTTATCTACAACTGCGTTTATTTTAGGTGCACCAAATCCAAAACTACCTTTGAGTCAGGATTTAAGTTCTCTTAACAATGGGTTTATGTTCAATACAGCTGGTACAATTAGTACAACTAATAATTTACCTTTACCTAGTTTGCCATACAACAATATATGGGTAGGTAATATAAATAATGTAGCAGTACCAACACCATATGTTGCATCGCAGAATAATAGTTCTTTTATATTACAAACCCCTAACCCTAATTTACCTAATTCACAAGCACTAGCTCTTTTATTAGGAGGTATATTAAAAAGTGCTGCTGTAACAGGTGTTATAAGTATTGCTATACCTGACGTTGATTATGCAACTGTTGCAACCTTAGAAGAACTTGCCGCAGAAGCAGCAGCATCCGCAGAAGAAGCAACAGGAGCAGCTGCAGAGGCATCGGCATCCGCAGCAGAAGCTACAGCATCAGCAGCAGAAGCTACAGGAGCAGCTGCAGAAGCTACAGGAGCAGCGGCAGAAGCTAGTTTTTCTGCGTTTGAAGCATCATTGTCTGCAATAGAAGCAGGTTTATCAGCAATAGAAGCATCGGGAGCAGCCGCAGAAGCTACAACATCAGCAGCAGCTGCAGCAATATCGGCTACAGAAGCAGCGGGATCTGCAACAGCTGCTGCATTATCGGCGACTGATGCTGCTCTTTCTGCTACTGCTGCTACAACCTCTGCGGCTGAGGCTGCTACTTCTGCTACTGCTGCAAGTGGTTATTCTGCTGCAGCAGCTGCAAGTGCGTCTGGTGCAGCTGCTTCTGCTGTTGATGCGTCATCTTCTGCGTCAGAAGCACAAGATTATCTTAATACTTTATTGGCGACCGGATTAAACGATTTACCTTGTGCTGGTGACGTCTCATTTCAAGGATATACTCTTATTAATTTAGGAACACCCATTAATCCTACTGATGGGGCGAATAAAGAATACGTTGATAACGCAATTAGCGGGCTACCGTATTCTACTTTAACATTACAAGGAGCTATAACTGGTTCAGGACCTTTAAATCTACCTGTTATTACAACACTTAACACAACTTTAAATCAAATTACAAATGCAGGAAATGTAAATATTGCAAATTTTTTGTTAAATAATGTTCTAGATCCGATAAGTCCGCAGGACGGAGCTACTAAAAATTATGTTGATACTGCAACTATTGCACCATCGCAAATAAGTAATTATCCATCAAATTCATCTTTATTTTTGAACGGCACTGGATCATGGACCGCCCCTAGTTTTTCTAATTTCATAACTACTAGTAGCGTTGGTTATGAGATAACAATAAATAATACTAATGCAAGTAGCACTAATACGGGTTTCTTAATACAAAATAATGGTTATAATGCTGTTAATTTTGGCTTTAATAATAGTACAAAGGAAGCTTATGTTTGGGCTTATGGTAGTAATGCGCTTTTAAAATTCGGTACAAATGCAACAACACGAATGCAGCTTCTTAGTAATGGTACGTTAGATTTACTTACAAATACCATAACAGGGTTGGCTACCCCCATTAACCCTACCGATGGGGTGAACAAGCAATACGTTGATACTGCAGTCAGCGGACTACCGTATTCTAGCTTAACTTTACAAGGGGCTATAACTGGTTCAGGACCTTTAAATCTACCTGTTATTACAACACTTAACACAACTTTAAACCAAATTACAAATGCAGGAAATGTAAATATTGGTAACTATAATTTAAACAATGTTTTAGATCCGATAAACCCACAGGATGGGGCTACTAAAAATTATGTTGATACATCAACTATTGCGCCGTCACGTATAATTAGCTACCCATCAAATTCATCTTTATTTTTGAATGGTGCTGGATCATGGACTGCTCCCAGTTTTTCTAATTTAATAACTACTAGTAGCGTTGGTTATGAGCTAACAATAAACAATACTAATGCAAGTAGCACTAACACTGGTTTATTAATACAAAACAATGGCTTTAATGTTGTTAATTTTGGCTTTAATAATAGTACAAATGAAGCTTATGTGTGGGCTTACGGTAATGCGCTTTTAAAGTTCGGTACAAATGCAACAACAAGAATGCAACTTCTTAATAACGGGACGTTAGATTTACTTACAAATACTATCACAGGGTTAGCTAATCCTGTTAACCCCACAGATGGGGTGAATAAACAATACGTTGATAATGCAACTATTGCACCATCGCAAATAAGTAATTATCCATCAAATTCATCTTTATTTTTGAACGGTGCGGGATCATGGACTGCTCCCAGTTTTTCTAATTTAATAACTACTAGTAGCGTTGGTTATGAGCTAACAATAAACAATACTAATCCAAATAGTACTGACACAGGCTTGTTAATACAAAATAATGGTTATAATGCTGTTAATTTTGGCTTTAACAATAGTACAAAGGAAGCTTATGTTTGGGCTTACGGTAGTAATGCACTTTTAAAGTTCGGCACAAATGCAACAACAAGAATGCAGCTTCTTAATAATGGCACGTTAACTTTACTTGGCAATAGTTTGACAGGTTTAGCTACTCCTGTTAACCCTACAGATGGGGTGAATAAGCAATACGTTGATTCAATCATTGCATCATTAACAACTAGACCGTTATTTACAGGTAATTATGATATTACTAATCCTGCTTATTCAGGTCTTGTTGAACAAGTAAACATATACATTGAGCAGGTAGAAGTAGATATTGCAAAAATTAAAGAATATATTAATGGATTACCAAAACTATAGACTTTTACATATTTAATGGTATAATTGATTGTTAATTAATCAGATAGTTCTATGGAAAATATAATTGAAGTTTTACAACTTTTACCTAAGCAAATGCAAGCTTTACATAGCGATGCTGTATTTTATCTTTCTAATGAAAACTTGATAGCAATTGCAGAAAGAAAAACTCTAATTGAAAAAGATATTGAATATATTCGTAAAAACCTATTGTTAATTGAAGAAGAAATAAACAAACTGTGAATTTTGTAAACTACAATACTTCTATTTTACCTAGTTTAAATTTTACTCAACAGGTAATTTTAGGATCAAGTTTAAACACATTATATGTTAATTCAATTACAGTATGTAATCAGAGTAATAATGATATTCGAATAAATCTTATTAAAAAAATTAGTGGTACTGATGGAAGTTCAACGCAAAGTTTTATCGTAAACAATGTTGAGGTTCAGGCTCCTGTTACTGGTAAAAAAGATAGTAAAAGTACAATTAATCTGATATCTTTGTTTGGACTTAACATATATTTACCTGTTATGGTAAATGCGGGTGTAACTTATACTACAGAATTAATTTGTTACTCAAACGGTATTAATCAAAATTTTGATTGTACTGTTGATTACACAACGTTTATTGAGACGGTGACAACATGAAATACATGGATGATCTTTTAGCTAAACAAGCTTATATACAACAAAACATGCCTAAGAAAGATCCTTTTGATCAAGGTATATCAAGAGCTGTTAGAAGCGCTAAACAGTCATTAGATATGGACGACGAACAGTCTGATAGAGCCATGCGTGAATCTATGGCTACGTTTGCTGAAAATATTGCACCTATGCCTAAGGCAAGAGGTTTTATGGCTAATTTTGCACAAGTAGGAAGAGCCTTATCACCAGCAATTCGTACGCATGATCAATATGAAGATGATGCAAAAGAAAAGAATAAACAGATGATTGCATATGCTCAACAATTAAGAGCCGCAGAAGAAGCTAAAGCAGCGTCATTAGAAGCGGCAGCTTATTCAAGAGAAATGGCGGATAAACAGATGGAATTTCAACAACAACAATTAGATGAACAAAGAAATTATCACGAGCAATCTTTAGAAGCAGCAAGAGCTAAAGCAGAAGCGAAAATAGCAGGAACTCCCCCTATATATGCAAAAGATTTAATTAAAAATAACCTTAAGTTTTTAGAAAAGAAAAGGGAGCAGAACATAACTGACAATGCTTTAATCGCTACACTTGATGATTTAGAAAACGCAATTCATGAGGCTAATTTGCAAGGACAAGTGGGCAGTGATCTTAGTGCAATTAGAAACCGTGCATTTGGTAAATATATAACAGGAAATAACAAAGCGGTAAACTTAGCAGACGCTGCTAAGTATGCGTATTTTGGAAGGATTAAGGAAGCAGGCGGAGCTAATCCATCTACTTTGGAAATGACCGAAGCTTTAAAAACAATACCAAGTGTTGAGAAAAACCCACAAGCTGCGTTAGAGCAATTAACTATTGATAGGAAGAATGCAAAGAAAAGAATAGCTGACTATAACATTATTAAACAAAACATGGAAGCTAATGGTTATCAAGGATCACCTGATGATTATTTAAATGATAACTCAAAACCTGCTGATTATTACACGGACAATTGGAATGCGGTAAATGATATGATTAGTATGCGAAATGTTAATGGAAAACTTATAACTGTCCCTAAAAACGATTTTCAGGCAATTTTAGAAGCAGAAGAAGACGGGTATAATATAAACAATGACTAGAGCTTATGAAAAATATATAGTTGAAGGTGATGCAAAACTTGCTAAAAAACCAAGAGCTTATGAAAAATATATAGTTGAAGGTGATGCAAAACTTGCTAAAAAACCAAGAGCTTATGAAAAATATATGGGTGAAAAAGGTCCAGATTTATATGAACGCTATAAGGGTGGTCAATTAGTTCCCCGTGAAGAAATGGAAAGAGTATGGAAGTTACAGCGTCGTGACCCTGCTGAAAGCTTCGCTCTTTTAGATAAAAAAACTTATGGTAATTCTAAAACAGGAGTTACTGGCACTGCTTACACTATGCATGAGCCCACTTGGACAGATAGGGGCAAAGAACTTTTACAAGGGGTAGGTGGTGGTTTAGCAAATATTCCTGATATTGCAAGTAATTATGTAGGTGCCCCTGTTACATTTTTAGGTTCAAAATTTGCTAAAGGTCAAGGAAAGTTGTTAAATTCTATTGGCGCAGAATCAGCAGCGAAATATTCTAATAAAATAGGTGGTGATTTACAAAAGTTGTCAAATAAATATTGGAATCAAAACCTTAGTGATGAAATTAAAAATTCTAAAACATTAGCAACAAAAAACAGAGATGAAACAGCAGCAATGCTTAGAGGTGCCGGTGAATTTGCAACTGATATATTACCAGCTAGTGGTATAGGTGCTGGGGCAAAATATCTTGCAAAAGGAGCTAAAGCTTCTGGTCCAGCTGTGAAAGGTTTAGGTAATAAAGCTATCAAATGGTGGAAAGAGCCCAAATTACCAAAAGTAGCTAAATTGTTAGAAACCCCATTGACAGGAAGAAACACAGCAGCGTTTGCGGGAGCAGGTGCTGGGCACGGGTATATTAATATTGATAATAGTGGCAAAAAAAAACCATCGAAAGGCGCACTCTATGATCTATCAACAGATATACCTTTCATGGCAGCCGGTGCAGGTATGGGCGGAGGGGTTTATGGTGGTCTTAAAGGACTTAGCAAACTTGGTGTAAATGCAATTAAAGGTACAAAATCATCTGCAAAAAAAATTCCAGCATACTATGAATCCTTAGCCAAAAAAATAAATAAAGGCAATAATGAATTAGATGAGGAATTTATAAACGCAGTAAAAGGTACTAATATAGATTTAACGCCTTTTAACATTTACAAAAATAATGAAATTCCTTTTAAAATAAGTAAAAATAATTCTGACAAAGAATATTTAAAAATTTTACCTAAGTTAAAAGAGGGAATACATGATGAAACTGAAAACTTATTAAATAAGAGATTTGTTAAATACAACAAAGCTAGTCCTTTCTCGGACATTAATTACACCACAGAAAAGTTTAGACAGTTATTAAAAGATACCGATAAAGTTACTAAAGAAAACTCACGTGCTAAATACGAGGGTGTTAAAACCGATGTTCTTGACAAAACCAAACTTTCAGCAAACGAGTTATTGAAAGAAGCTGATAATATTCTTAAAAACAATCAAAATGTTTTCACTAGTAAAATTGGAGGAAATAATGCTGTGATTGGTGTTGCTAATAACATAAAAAAAACATTAGAGGACAACCCTTATGTGAAAAAAACATCAAAAAAAACATCAAATAAAAGTGAAAAAGAAAACGTTGATGTTCGTTTGCGTGATTTATACATTGAGCGTGAAAACCTTAATAATTATTTGTCTAAAGAATATGCGAGAATAAACCCTATTAACGAGAATCAAAAAAGACAGATAAAAAACCTTAAAGACGCAATTGACAAGGACATTTATATAGGCTATGAAAAAGGAATTGTACCTAAGGACTGGTATGCTAAATTTGTTGATGCTAATACGTATCACACAAGTAACAGAGGTCCCTTTAAGAATAGCAAGCTTTTTAAAAAGATAAGAAAAAATAAAAAAGGTGAGGGCGAAATTGTTGCCGCAATAAATAATAACAATCAATATGATGATTTAAACGAATTATTAGATCTTGCTAAAACTAATGGACTAGTTAAAAATAAGCAGGGTAAAGTAATTTCGACAAAAGAAGAAGATGTCAAATTAACTACAGATTGGTTAAAAAGATTAGAGTTACAAAAAGAATTGTTTAATGGTCTAGACAACAAAGACTATTCAATAGCACATCTAAAGGGAAAAATAAATGGTGCAAAAAATCACACACCACTATATAACTATGACTACAAAAACCCAAAACATAACGTTGGCGAAGAACTGAGGAGCAAAATATCACCTATAATAAAAAAATATGAAGATGTTTTAGACAAAGACAGATACTATAAGGGTGGTTTAAACGGACTTAATAACCCAACGTATTATGGGGATTTGCACGGAACCCTTAATAAATTCATGAGACCTGCGTCACTGCATTATGGTGGCGCGACTTTAGGAGCAGGGCTAGCCGGAGCTGTTGCGGGTCCGGTAGGCGCAACATTAGGTGGATTAGTAGGTGCTGGTATTGGGCATGTTGTTAATGCTAAGCATTCAGCAAGAGTTATGAAGGCAATGACGGATAAACAATTTGTTAATGAATTAATTCGATTAGGAAGGTTACCAAAAGAACAAAAACAACCTATGATATTAGAGCTGTCAAAATACCCAATTCTAAAAACTGAAATAATTAAGTCACTATTTAAGAAAAATGATGAAAAAAATAACTAAGTGGTTTAATAAACATAAGCCTTTTATAAAAAATGTATGTATAATAATTGCATTTGGAAGATTAGTTTACAATGAACCAGAACTTGCGTATAAAATAATTGAATGCGCTACTGGTTATGCTATGTTACAATTTCCTAATTTTGAAGATACTGTTGAGAAATTTGATGTTTGAGATTAAACTGTTTTTTTTACGTTTATTTTTATAATAAAAGAAAAGTTGATTTATGGTAAAATCAACTTTCAAAAGCTCATATACTTTTTTATATTTTATTATTTAAACATATTTGTGGTGAAAGCGGGTTTTAGGGATTTATCAGATGATTTATACATTCTGTTAATGACCGCCGCGGCTTTTATATCTTTTTAAAATTTCTTCTTCACTATAATCAGAATCATATTTTTCTAAAAATTTATGTAATTTTCCTGATTTTTTATCTAATTTTTGTAACGTTTTGTTATTTTTCATAAAATCAACAATAAAATCTTCCATTTTATGCTTTCTGTCGCTTATTGTATTACTTAGTCCATTTTTTTTAACATCTCTTGCAAAATTATGACCAGCGTCTTGCATTGCATATGTTATTTTATCATAATTTTTATAAAACTTACTTTGGTTTTTGTCCAATCTTTCTGCGATACTGCGATGTCTCTTTTTAGGTTTTGAGTCATTCTCTTCTTTATGTTTTTTTAACATTTCACTGCCCTGTTCTTTAAAAAAAGCAAGAGGTGGTTTGACGTTTGCTTCAACTTTTTCCTGTTTCTTTTTAAAAGGAACGCTTACCTTACATATTTCATCATCTGATTTTTTATTCAACATTTTATGTAATGACTTAGGATCGTTTAGCAAAACGTTAACGTCAATTTCATTTTCGTTATTATTTACGTTTAAGGGTGATTTTTTGCTATTAAAATTATGTCTTTTCATGGATTGTTCTTTATTAATTTTTTTATAATGCTATAATACATCTATTAATTACAGTAATCAACAGAATATAATCAATGAATTATAATAGCCTGGTACAAGATATGCAAACGTACATGTTGCGTACAGATCAGCCATACCTTGCAAAAATACCAGATTTAATTCAACAAGGTATTATTAGAATTTATAACAACGCTAAAGACATAGGCTTTGAATTATATTATACGACAAATTTAGGGGCAAATAGTTTCTTAATAAATAAACCTGCTAATTGGCAAGAAACAATCAGTTTAAGTATTGTAGATGCAAACGGGAACAAAGGTTTTTTACAAGAAAGAACGTATGAATATTGTAAAACATATCTACCCAACGCTAATATTACTGGAATACCTAAATATTATACTGACAGCCTTGTTGCGGCTAATTCTAGTGCGTATTCCAATTGGCTAATTGTACCAGCTGCTGATACTAATTATACAATAAATTGCATTTACCTTGGTATACCTAACTTTGACAACAATAACCAAGCAAACTTTCTAACTCAAAGATATCCTAACTTACTTCTTTATTCTTGCTTAATGGAAGCGTGTTTATTCTTAGATAACGAAGAAAAACGAAATAAATATGAGATGATGTTTGGTAGAGAACTAGAAACAATTAATAGAATGAATGTTGATAGAACTACTGATAGAACTGTTATGCGAGATAAATCATAATGCGAGATAAATCATAATGCGAGTACCCTTACTTTACAAAGCTGGCATCCTTAGAGACGGCACAAAATTTCAAGACGAATATTGCATTGACGGTCAATGGATAAGGTTTGTCGGTGGAAAAATAAAAAAAATGAAAGGTCAAAGAGAGTTGATAAACTCTCCGTTAAATGTAAGATATTTGAATGTTCAATTTGCAAATAACAGCACATATTTATTTTATGCAACAGGTAATACTGTAAATAGATTAGATTTGAATTTGAATACCATTACTCTAACAAACGGTATTGAGTTGTTAAATAACGCTGCTAATGCCGCACTTGTTACATGGTCATCAATTACTTTTATTAGAAACTTACAACCATGTATTGCTTTCTTAAGAACGCTAAACGCATCTAACATGTTGTCAACTACTGCTGGCACACTATCTTGGAAATCACTAAACGATAATAATGCACTAGTAAATGCACCTATTGGCGCTAATGCTAATTTGATCTCAGGGGGCATATTATATTCAGCCCCTTGTTTATACTTATATGGTAATAACGGCACTATTATTAGAAGCAGAACAAACGACCCATTAAACTTCGATGGGGGTGACTCAGGTATTTATACGATCTCATCAGATAAACTTATTTTTGGAGCGTCTGTAAGAGGTGGCAGTAATGCTCCAAGTTTTCTATTTTGGACAACTAATTCTGTCATTTATTTAACAAACGTTGCTGACGGTAGAGATGTAGATATACCTGTTGATTTTCAAAGAGAAGTAATTACTACTAAATCATCTTTAATTTCATCAAGAGCAATTGTTCAGTATGGCAGTTTATTTTTTTGGCTTGGCACAGATTGCCTGTTTATATATAACGGTATTGAAGACACCGTACCCAATACGATAAATTTAGAGTATTTTTTTGACAATGTTGACTTAGCTAAAAAGGAATTAATATTTGGTTATAATATAACTAGGTACGGTGAACTTCGTTGGGCTTATCCAGAATTAGCCTATGCTGCTGATCCTAATATAGGTTGTACAAGAGAGCTTGTCTATAATGTCAGAGAAAACAGCTGGTATGATACTGCTATACAAAGGGATTGTGTTACTGTTTATGAGGGAACAGGTGATATATTTAGCTATGGGGACTCATGTACAAATTATCCCTATGTTGCACTTAATAGTTATAAAAAAATATGGAAACAAGAAGTCGGTTTTAATGAGGTGAGAGTTGGGGGGGATAGAAATATACCGTCCTTTTTTACAACTCCTTTTTATGGTTTTGTTACCTTCAATCCAGCTAAAGATGGTAGCGCAGTAGAAAAATATATTGTATTGTCGGAAATAGAGCCTGATTTCCCAGCACCGCCAAACTATAACAGAGTGGCTGGTGAAGATGTTCAAATAACTGTTAATTATCAAAAATACGCTATGACAACGGGTGTGAGCACACCTCCCCTTAGTTTTCTATTACCAGATCTTCCCTTGCAAGGTGCGCCTAATTTAGGTAAAATAGATTTTAGAATCCAAGGTAGGTTTATGAATATTACATTTTCATGTTTATATCCATATGATGTTGGTAATATTTTGTTAGAATTTAAAGAAGGTGACAATCAATGATATCTAATTTACCTTTTCCACAATATATCTCCGTTAAAAGTTGGGCAGCAGAATTGGTAAGGATATATAAAGAAGAACGTTTACCTGTTTTGTATGAGGAAGATAAGTGGCAAGAATGGGGAAATATTGTAGCAGGAACAGGTATTTTTAGAACTAATGGTATCCCATCTACAACGACTATAAAGAACGCAAAAAAAACAGATTCTTTTAAAAATTGGCAAGAATGGGCAAAAGCAGTATATATAATAATGATTAAGGTTAAACGGTAATAATATGAAAAAACAAAAATTAAATTATATATTAGAGCAAGTACGCAAGAAAGGTCGTGGTGGTGACACTATCTTAGCTCATATTAATCCATTAGAAGCTAAAATGCTTAAAAAAGCAGGTGGTAGTGGTACAATAAACCCTAAAACAGGTCTCCCTGAATTCAAAGGTGGATTTTTTGGTAAAAATTATTGGAAAAAGGGCGCTTGGAAAAGAGACGCTTTAGCAATAGCAGGACTGGTTGGGGGCAATATGATTTTGCCCGGTATAGGGGGAACAGTTGGTGCTTCACTTGGCTCTGCTGCTGGTACAAAAATAAGAGGTCGCAAAGATTATGGAGGTCATATGCTTAAATCTGCAGCACTTGCAACGGCAGCCCCAACTGTTGCTAGTCTGGCAGGTTCTGGTGCTAATGCTATGGGAGCAACAAATGTTGGAACGGCTCTTACTAATTATGGAAATACTAATGCGATTTTACCCTCACTTGGTTTGGGTGAAAAAACAGCAAGTGCAGTAAACGGTGCGAGTACGACAAGCTCACTTGCAAACTTGTATCCCAAAGGAAAAGGGAGTGTTGACAACGGATCTGAAGATAATGAATTGCTCAAGTATCTTAAATCGAAAGAAGAGGAAGAGAAGAACGCAAGTTTTATGGATAAACTTACGAAAAACTCTAAAGAGTTTCTTACAAAACCTAAAAATTTATTGTCACTCGGAACAACAGGTCTTACGCTTTATGACAGAATGAACGCCCCTAAACCGAAAAAAGAATTAACGCCTGCTGAAAAGGGAAGAGCTGCTAAGGAAGAAATATTAGCAGCAAGATTGACACCTGCAGAAATGGCAGAGCAAGAACAATATGAATTGGCAATGGAAAAATCTCGTAGGCGAAATTCTCGTAAAAAATTCTTACCAGAAGAGAGAATAGATATTGAACCAATGTATAATAGGGTTAGTTCCCCTCAAGAATATAGTCAAACAGGAAGATGGATAAATTATTACAATAACCCGAACTTTACGGGACAACCCATTAGATTTTAGTTATGGCAACTTCATTAGACTACGGCGAACTTCAAGATACTGTTAAACGAATATTAGCTCGTGATAGCCGTAGGCTTAGTAATACAAATTATAGTGCATACCCGGGGAAAACAATATCCCCGATGTCTTCACTTACTCAAAAAGCACATGAGTTAGAAGCTAGGAGAGCACAAAAAGGTATTCCTTACGCTAGTAGTTTAAACGCATTAGTTGACAAACCCAATCAAGGGATGTCTCCCAATAACATTCAAAGTTTGCTAACAGGACTGCAAACCAAACATGATGATTTTAATGCAAATATAACGGGAAAAAGATTAAATAAACAATTTCAATCTGGTTTTCTCCCATACCAAGGTAAGTATAACAGCAGGTTTAATAAAGATCGTAATTTACGTTTGTCTGAAAGTAAAATTGATTTGGAACAATTGAACGATAAATTCAAAGACTTAGAGCAAAGCAGTAATGATTCTGCTTTTAAAGCTGTTACAAATTCATCTATGGGAAAGAAAAACCGTGAGGAAAATTTAATCGGCATGCAAAAAGAGTTTGGCTCACAAAAACACGGGATTAATAACATTGGTTTAACTGCTGAAAAAGCTAGATTTGAAGCTGAAAAAAGAGACCCTTATGAGCGTTTGTCTAATTTACAACAAGCCTTAAGTGGAACTGATATGGGAGAAGATCACCCTGATTTGTTAGCTGATAACGCTAAACAATTAGAAAAAGCATTACTAGCGTATGGTGTTGACACATCATTACCTCATGACCAATGGGGTAAAACACCAAGTCTACATACTCCTACATATGGCGGGAAATTAGCAGAGCCAATTAATGCCGATATGGGAACATCGTATAAATTAGCAGAAACTATAAGTCCTAGTTATCGAGATAGAAATTACGGTGAACGTAAAAACATAAGGAAAGAACTAGTTAATGAACCTAATAATTTTGATGATTTTATAAACAGGGATTTGCCCGGTAAAGTTACACCTAAGTACAACTTAATAAATGAAGAAGCAAAGCAAAAAGCTAAAGCTGACATGACAGCGCTAAACGCCAAATACATAAAGCAAGGCACGTACGGTGGACAATCGCATATTAAATCAGCGGCAGCACGCATGCAAGAATTAAACAGTGCTGCATATGGCACAAATGCAAAAACACTAAACAACGAATTGGTATCGGGCGTAGCTGGCAAACACAGTAACACATTAAATAAAATTAGCAAGTTAGACCAATATGATAAACAAGCTAATAGTGAGTTTGGTAATATGCTTGATGATATCAAACGCACTAACACCACGGGGATCGAGAAGTGGAAAAACGATCAAACAGGAAACGAGCAATTATATAAGGCATATCAAAACGAAAAAGGTTATCAACAACCAAGATTACTTGGAAACGCAAGGGCTGCTGGTGCAGATATGGGTATAAACGGGATGATTGGTAGTTTTGCAAAACAAGGGATTGATTTGAGTTTATTTTCAGATTTACAAAATAGATATAGCAATTTAGAAAAAGAGTTATCAACAGCAAACACTCAAATTAGAACCCAAAACGACTATAACAGACAGCGTCAACTAATTGCAGATCAAGAGGCACGATTGGCTGCGGAAAGAACCCGTCAAGCTCAAGCTGACGCTGCAAATAGGCAAAGATTAGAGGATGAGCGCAAACGACAAGTAGAACAAGCAAGGCAAGCGCAGCAAGTACAACAAGTACAAGGTAACTCAGGTCCAACACCGCAATTGAGGGCTTTAATGGATAAGTGGAAAGCTCATCAAACATACGGAACACTATATCCAAATCAAGGCACACCTATTGGGGCAGATCTTGCTGAATTCAGAAAAGACATGAGCGCATTGTCAGCGGCTGGTTATACCCCTTCCTATATAGACAGTAAAACAGGACAACATTATAACGCTCATAGTGCCCCTACTGATTATATTCGTATCGGTAAATTTTCAAAATACGATGGTCCCAAAGGACCTTTTGGGAAAAAAGATCCTACCAAATTTACATATTATTAAAAATTATATGTAAATTTAGAATTTCTTTACAGATTTAACAACTTCATATTCTTCTCTAAATATTGCAAGCTCATTAAACCAGCTGTTTAAATTGTAACACTCAACTTCTGTGCAAACCAGTTCTAGTTCATTAACCACTCTTTCCCCAGCTAATGGCATGACAGGTAAATCCAAATTAGATAAACATGCATTAGAGTTTTTTGTTACGCATCCGCTTAATGTTGCCGTTAAGATCAGTATTTTTGCCATTTCGTAAAACATCTATAACCTTATTTTTTATTTCAACAGTTTCCTTTAAATTGTCAACTTGATTTGATAGTTTATTATTTTTATTCAATATGAATAATGCAAACACACCTGTTAACGCATTAAATATAGATTTTAAATTTAACAGAATAAAATTAATCATTTTCTTTTAGCCACAATAAATTCATATAATTTTTCACTTTCAATTAAAATATCAGTTAAATGATGAACTTTATTTTTATTCAAAATTAGTTCTACACACTTTAACATTAACTCTTTGTCTGTTAATTTATTATTTTCATTCATTTTTATAATTCCATAAATTTACTTCGGCTTTTCGTCTATTCTCCAAGCCTTTGACAAATACTTTATTGCTATAAACCCATCTCATAAATTGAGTTGGTACTTTGTCTAACAAACCATCGTTTAAAACTTTTAACAGAGTTGATTTGATAAAATTAGTCACACCTATGTTAAACACAAAACAGACCAGCGCATCAAATTGATTTTGTGTAAGTAGAACAGTAACTCTTTTATTTACAATATCCTCTGCTATTTTAATATCTTTCATTAATAACTCTATTGCCTGTGCTTCACTTATGGGTTGTTTGATATTGTCTTTTGGTTGTATTACATGCCCCCAGCCGATTGTATTTTTTCCACCTGAGCATTTATAAGAAACATCTGCAAAAGTATTGTTAGGTCCTTTTTCCCAGTTTTTTAATAATCCTAATCCGTTTTTAGATATTTTCATCTGCATCTCAAACCGCATTGTAAAACATTATTATAATTATTTTATGCAAAAACACCATTGTTTTGTTGTTTATATCTTGATATTAATTAAATTAACACAATAGGATAAAAGATTTAACATTAATTTTTTTCTTTTAATATTTTAAATAGATTTTCTTGCGTTATATTTTTGTTGCATAACACTTTCATTAGTTGCTCATCTTTACATCGACTAGCAACTAAATGATAAATTAAAACAGGTTTAGTTTGACCCTGACGATGAAGTCTTGCGTTAAATTGTAAATAACTTTCTAAATTCCATGTCAAACCAAACCAAACAATGATTCTGCCTCCTTTTTGTAAATTAAGACCTTTAGCTGTACTACACTGGCACAATAACAGCTTTATTTCACCGTTAGACCATTTCTTTTCTACTTCTGTTATGTTCTTACTATTAAGAGTAATTGCATGTTTAAAACGCTTTCTAATGCGTTCTTCATCTGATTTAAAATTAAAAGCCACTAATATATTCTCATCAGAATAATTGTTGATGAGTTCTTCTAATTGATCTAATTTATCCTTATGTATTTCAACATAATGTTTATCTTCATTATAGACTGCTCCGTTACAATATTGTAGCAGTTTGTTCGACAATACTCCTGCGTTAACAGCTGTTAATTCTTCACTGTGTATTTCTATATAAAATTCTTTTTCATATTGTTTATATAATTCATAATTAGATATTTCTACACTAATAGTATTCATTATTTTGTCAGGAAGGTCTAAATAATCTTCTGCGCTCATACTAAGCCATTTTTGAGATAACAAATTTGCAATATGCTCAGGATACTTACAAATATATTTATAGCCGCTAAAATCAGCACTAAAAAACATCATTCGATATGTTGTTATGTTTTTACCGAGTAACTCCCCCTTGTCTATTAAATATTGTTGTGACCAAGCATCAATTTCACCATTAGGCATCGGTGTACCTGAAAGTAAAACCATATACCTATATATAAATTTTTTTAACGCTTTAAATCTTTGTGAAGCGTGGCTTTTGAAACCTTGGCTCTCATCAACAACAATCATTCCGTATTTAGAATATCCGTTAGCAAGCATCCACGGCACATTCTCTTGATTAATAATATAAACATCTACATCTTTGTCCAAGGCTTCTTTACGTTCTCTCACATTACCGCAACAAATAGAATAAGTTAAATGACTAATGTGTTCCCAATTTAATATCTCTTTATTCCATCCTGTCAAAGCAACGTTTAGTGGAGCAATGACAAGTAATTTTTTAACATATATATTGTGTATTTTAGAAAACGCACTTAACGAACATATAGTTTTACCTAGACCCATACCCAGTCGTAAAAGACATGTTTTTTCTTTTAAAATAAAGTCTATTGCTCGTATTTGATATGCGTGTAAATCTGATTCTTTAAGCATTATTTTTTCCTATAAAAAAGACAAAAATACATTAAAGAAACAACGCTCATAACAGCACTTTCTATAAATAAATGTGAAAAGTTATAAGTAGCTAAATTGCCACCTATCGTTGATGCACATAAAACAGCGATCCCTGTGACAACTGAATACACGCCCAAAACACTTCCATAAAACTTTTTAGGAATGCTTTTAAATATTAATGAGGTAAATAATATTTGTGCGCTTGTTCTTTGTACTCCCCAAAACAACAAACCTAAAACTGCTACATACATGTTCCCAGCTGGGAGAAAGAAAAATATAAAGTTAAACAACAACAAAGACATTATTGTTATAGCAATGAGTAAGTTATTTTTGTTTTTATCTACAAAATAACCAATAAAAGGAGCCACAACATACATTGAAAAATTAAATATTCCTATTGTCGAAGTGTAAAACCACTCTTGAAAACCTAAATTTTTTAAATAAAGAATAATCATCCCATCGTTAAATCTACCTAGGAAAAATAAAACAGAAAGAATCAAGATTGGTAAAACACTGTAAATAACTTTAACCAGTTCTTTATTATTGATTTGTAATTTTTTATTAGCTTTAATTTTAAAATTGTTGTTAATAAACAGAGATAAAATAAAAGCAACAAAATTTAAAACACACGTAAATAATATTATATATTTTAAATTTTGTTCAACACCAAAGTTATAGGAGATGATGCTTATTGTAAATGCACCTAAAACACAACCTAAAGTCTTAAAACTCACCATTAAACTTATTGACTTTCCAACATTAGGTGAGTTAACACCAACAAACGCATCCCGAGGGGTAGCAAAGAGCCCATTTGCAAATCTTTCAAAAACCTTGCTCCCTAAAAGACAACTTATACCGTTCAATAACAATAGAACTTTAGATAAAAGGGCAATAATTATTGACACAACAAATAACAACTTTTTGTTTTGTATTTTATCAAATAAATACCCACTATAAAATTTTAAACCGTTAGATAATAATTCAGAACCACCTTCTATTAGACCCACAATTACAAGAGATAAACCTAAATTTTGCGTTGCCAATAACGGTATGATCGTCATGCCTATTGTTGTAGATACTGCTAGTAAAAAATTTATAATATATAAGTTTCTCATTTATTTTTCCTCATTTTAATTTTTCAATAAAATTTTCTACGTTTAATATAATTATTCCGTGCATTACATTTGATACAACATAAACAGGGATTTTAAATTGCTCTATATCTTTTATTGTTTTCTGTTGCAGTTTACTTAGCTTACCTTTTTTAGATTTAAATTCTATAAAAAATATCTTACCAGAAGGGCTTATGAATATTCTATCTGGCACACCTCTGTTTGACGGTGATACAAATTTATAAGTTAAAAAACCCAGTTGCTTAGCTTTTTTAACAACTTTACTTTCAATTGCTGTTTCTTTTTCCATAGACCTTTTTTGTTTTAACAGCTCACCTGTTTTATCATACCACAAAACATCTATTAAATTCATACTTTTATACCTATTGTTTCTAGTAATTCATGTGCTTTATTTATATATTTTTCATAATGTAAGTCTTTAATTTCATCATACATATTCATAATAGGAAAAGCATCGTCAGTGTTAGCCACTTTATCGCCTTTTGGGTTTTTTATAGGCTCACCTTTTGTTGACCAATACCACCTCACAACTTTACCTAAAAATTCACCTTTCCAATAACCACCATTCGCACACTTACGTACCATAATAAAGTTAGAGGGATTGTGTTTTGCCTGTTTGATTGTATCTTCAACTTTTATATTGTTCAGCAAATAAGCAAACACAGCCTCTTTACATATTTTAATAGCTGGGTTTCTAGATAAATCATCGGTGCCAAATATTCCCTTACACTTTAACGTTCCGTCTTCCTTAATAGCAATGTATGAATTTACACTTTGATTGTGTAGTGATTTATATTTAACCTCTTCTGTTTTAAAATTTGTTTTATGTTCCCAACTTTTTATAATTTTTAAAAATAAATCATATTTATTTTTTTTTACTCTAATTGTTACACCATCTGTGTTAGCACTGAGCACATTGTATTCGTACTGTTCTAACTTTTCTATTAGCATTAATAAACTAAGTTGCCCTGTTATCGTTGTATGAATTAACAAACTCGGCGAATATAAACTACTATATTGATCACCAAACTTACCGAAACTACCGTTAAGAATAATTTTATAAGTATTAGCTTTATGTGTATTCTTTTCTCTTTTAGCAGTAATCCTATCATCATATATTTTTTGAAAAAGACCTATAAATTCTTCTTTATTATAATTATCAGGGCAATATTTATTGTTCAAAATAATAGTGGGATAATAGCTTACAACATCTATATCTATAATATACTCGTCTTCACTTGCAAACACCGATCTTACTTCTTCTTTAGAATGCAACCCACCGATACCACAAGAATAAGGAGTATCGTTTATTACCACATCAGTAACAATCCCTTTCTCAAGTAATTTTTCGCCCACTACGCCTTTAAACCCAATTGCTGTAAAATTATCTAGCAAACTATTTAAAGTATCAGAACTAAATTTTATATAGCTTGGAGGTGTGTATTTAAAATCAAAACTACTTGTCTTCTTTTTTAAAGACACTAATTCTTTATTTATCAAAACTTCTGCTATTTGAGCGTCCGATTTACTTCTAACATCAACTCCATACTCACTGTTAATAGTTGCTCGGATATCTATTTCATTCTTTAAGTGTAAATATAGGTCTTTAGTTATATCAACGTCATTAGAGCAATATTTTTTTATAATCGCCTTATCGTCTTTGTTTAAAAATGTACTTGGATCGTAAGGTAAATCTTGAAGATAGGGTGTATTGATTCTTGCCCCATACATTTTTAGTCCACTTTTACCAATAGCCACATTTATTATATCAATGTGGTCGTAATGTTTAGGGCACCATAATTGATATTCACATAGTGTATTGTAAGTTGATTCATTAATTATTCTATCTGACATTTCTTTTAAAAGTGAGTTACTTACGCCTGTTAAAGCGTAAGTAATCATAGGGATATCATACATTCTAGAATTAAAACCTATTGTTTGTCTTGTCTCTAATAATTTTCTAATTCTAGCGACAGGTAAAACATTATTTTCATCTTTGACAAAACACTCTTCATTTCCGTGTACATCCTTAAAAACTATAAGAAAATAATTACGATAACATTCAGTGTCAAAAAATAATTGTAATTTTTGCATATTTTTTAAAATTAAAATATATCTTGTGGGTTAGCTATTTCTTGTTTAAATGTCCCAAAATCATCATCTTCGTCATCAACAAACTTGTCAAAAACTGATGCACCTGACATTGCACCACCACCACCAAGTGAGTTTCCGTCTTTAGAAAATTGTACGTGTTGTAGTCTGTTTGATACTCCTTTCCAAACATCATTAAATTTATACGGAGATAGTTCAATAAACGCATGAACAAAACACCCCGGGTAAAACAATTTTTCATGCGTATTTAAATCAAACTTTTCACCACCTTTTGCGCTTAATGTTGGTTTAAATTTATTATTTGCTGTTATTATAAACTTACCCCTTTTATATTCGTGTTTAAGTTTTTTATCAGCATCGTCAATAGCATCATATTCTTCATCGCCATCTTTTATTAAGATATGTGGGTTTTGTTTAACCTTAATCGTAATAAGAAGGTCTTTTAACTTATCTTGCATTTCTTGGATAGCTTTCATATGCCTTTTATCATCTTTTGATAAAAGAAAAGACGCTGTATATTTTCGTTGTTCTTCTGTTTTAATATAAACAGGATCTATGGGGCATTTTTCAATAAGATGTGGGAAACTTAATATAACTTTTTCTAGTCCGACTGTTACTTTTTTCATAAATTTTATCTCTTTTTAATTGTTTTAATCGTTGTTAAATGTTTTAAATATTTCTTTTGATTCGTCTGATATTTTTACTATCTCATTATGCCCTTCTTCTCTAATTGTTAACTTGTTTACTTCTTCTTTACCTAGTAACTTCTCCGCTTTTGTTATAGTTATTAATTTTTTGTTAACTTCAAACGCTTCTTCGTTAAGGTTTTCAACTAAATAATCGTAAGCGTCATCATTCCATTTACGATTAGATAATTTCGGTCTAAGAGCATAGTTCAAAAAACTACCTTGCTCTAATTTATTTTTTATATGCTCTTCAACAGATTTAACATACATAGTAATTAAATCTTTGTTGTCATAAATAACACCTATTTGTTCATCGCTAAGTTCACCCAGTTTAGTTTTTGTATCTGGCACAAACTTTGCTAGAGCGGGACAAGTTGACTTAGCTTTGCAAAATTGACATGCTTTTTTACTAGCTATCCTCGGAGCATCAGGTTCATAGCACGCTTTAGCTATTTGTGCATATTTGTCTAATGTTGATTGACTTAGAAACTCTGTTTTCTCATCATCAGATAATTCCCAATTACTATCTCTTATGTACGGTTGAACTATATGTAAGTTAATTTTAAACCGATCAACATATACGGCATTAACCTCCTGTGAAAATTGATGTGGAAGTGAATTTAAAACACCTATAGTATACATTAAAAGTTGATAATTCTTAAATGCACCTACTAGCACACCTTTACCAAACTTGTAATCAATTACGTGTAAAACTAGTTCATCGGTTTTATCATTTAGTAGTAGTAAAACACTATCTGCTGTTCCCTGCATATCACTGTAAATGTTGTTTAAAAAATATTTACGTTCATGATACTCGAATAGTACAATGTCCTTATCACCTATTAATTTATTGAAATAATCCCCAGCATGTTTAACTGCGTTAGCTTGATCTTCTGTTAATTCATAATCCCACAAACTGTTTTTTTCATCCTTCTTATACAAAGACTTTATATATAACGCTGTGCGCTCATGAAGCATTGTACCTTCTTCTGCTGCCTTTGATGTTTGTTCTGGCAAATCCTTTTCGGCATTTAAACTTCCTGGACAAAGCATTCTTCTTTCAAAATTAGATGGGCTTATTAGTGAATGTTGGGTTTTCATCTTACTTCTCCATCAATAAATTATTTTTTCTAACTTTCAACAAAAATTCATTTACTTTGTCAAAATCTGTCATTTTGTTTTTATTGTTATCATAAGCACTTTGTAAGTTTTTTTCACAAATTAATATAGAGTCTAAGATAAATCCGTAAGTAACTTCTCCGTCTCTAATTGCTAGTAGATTCCGACGTAAGTTTGGACAACCTACTGAAACAGTCATTGTGCCGCTTTGTAATAACTCAGTACCTAACACCATATTTCTAATACTAGCTACTGCGTACTTTCTTGCCCTGTCATCTTTATTATCTACAAACTTCTTCTTTTGATTATGGGAATATCCATAAAAAGAATTAAAAGCATCACGGCTGTTCCAGATATATGGGAATAACTCCCTTAACTCTTTTCCTTCTTTTGTTTCTGTTATAACAGGTGAAACTAAAACTTCTAATGCAGCTGGATTTGATCTACATGCCAACGATAAAAAATGAGAAAGCTCGTAAGAAGTATCGTCCTCTTTTCCTTCTATCCAATGTGTAGTTCTAACTTTATTGTTCAATGATAATAATTCAGAAGTGTTTTGAACAAATACACCCCTATAATCATAATCACTATTATCGGTGTGAAGACCGTGCGCACGTGAGCCAACTAATGTTTTTAATATAATACTCATCTTAACATCGCCTCAATAGCTCTAACTCTAAGTTCTAACATTTGTTCATTATGAACTCGTGTTGTTAAAAGCTCTTCTTTTATATAATAAATTTCTAAACAACAACATATCACAAATACTGTTAACGCAACCATCGCTATGTAAATTATTATTTTTTTTAAATTATTTTCCATCTTAGTTCTCCTCTAATTTTATTTATCCGTTATTTAGTCTTCTTTGTAAAAGCAGGTGGTAGTTTTTTTTCAACAGCTATATGTTCTAAAAACATTTGTAAAACAGTTGAAAAAGTTAATCCTAAACCGTCTAACACAACTCTTGCGTCTTCTTTTACTTTTTTATTTATTCTAGTTCTAACAATTGTGTTTTTAATTGTAGCTACGTTTTTCATACATGTCAACATATAAGTTATTGTTTAATTGTAGCTACGTCTTATGGGTTTGTCAACAGATTAATTATGATTTTTTATTTTCACTAACCATTTTTTCAAATCTTTTCTATATTTAAAACCATGTTTCTCAATAATATGTCTGATATCGGCTTTTCTACTGTATGTAAAATCCCTGACACATAAGTTTAATTGTTGCAACATTTGTGAACAATTCATATACTCACCCCCCTCTTCAAATTTTAACACAAAATTATCAAGGAAAATTTCTTCTAGTAAGTTGGGTTGCTCGAACTCCTCATTTATCATTTGTTGAGTAAGCTGTTCTTCCTCACTCAATTCAAAATTACAATAATCAGTTGTTTCTAAAATTTCTTTATATACTTGTAACATGTCTACTTTGTGAAAACCGTTTAATTTATTGACGGGAAGAACTAAAAATCGAGTGCTACCTGATCTATCTTTCAAAAAATTATCGTCATTTATCGTTCCAATAAAACTAGTTGTTCTTTCAAAAGTCATTGGCTCTGCTACATATTTCATATTTAAAATATCTTCAGTAACCCCAAAAAAACTTTTAAACTGATTAATATCGGTTTTTTTAAAAGATTGCTCAAGTTCTGCAAGTTCAACAATTAAATTTTTCAACACAGCATACTTACTCATCGTATCGTTAGTGTTTAACGTCATACCTTGACCAATATATTTTTGCAAAGACAGAGGTAACAAAGACTTAACCCATGTCGATTTACCTATACTTTGCTTACCTTTTAATACTAAAATGTTCCTTGCAATTTTTTTATTACCGTCAAACAAAGATTGATACAACATTTGTTGGCACCACTTTAATAAATATAAATTCCTAGTTTTAATAAAATCTTTGTCAACATCTATCGTGTTGTAAAAAGCTTCTAATCTACTAATACCATCCCATATAACATTATCAATTGCTGCTTTAAAAACATTTTTTGAATTAGTTGCAGCTAGTTTATTCACATAGTCACAAGCTACACTTTTATCCATATTATTTAAAATGATTAATGATTTAATTGTTGTTAAAAAACTATTATTATCTTGATCTAAACTATTTATTTTATCTTTGCTGATCTTATCGTACGCTACTTCTATCTTATAATGTTTGCACATTATTTCAAAATTTTCATAAGTGCTTTTTATACCTGTAACTTCCCCTTTTTTGTTTTCTTTTGTATGAACAAAATAACTATAATCAAGGGGGACGGGCAGCTCTTTATTTTTAATATCTAATTTAGCCGGAAGTTTTTTTTTATCATTTACAAAAGCTATTGTTGATGCAAACGTGATTGGATTAGTTTTATTTAGCTTCAAACTATAATAAGCTGTTTTAGTTTCAGAACGTATCTCATCTTCACTAAACCTGCTATCTGTTAAACTCCACTCTAAAAACAACTTATAACCTTCTTCTAAGCCGTTATACTGATGATGAAGTCCTTGACATACCTTTAGCCAGCTATCTCTGTCTGTATCTTCAACATTATATTCGTGTAAAACAGCTTTTACTCTTTCGTTTGATATGTTAAGTGGCATATTTCTTGCTGTTTTTATAAACTCTTGAAGCTCTGTTGTCTCTGATTTCACATCTAAGTTTAAGTATATAGTAATATCTATAACATCACCTACGTTTTTGTAAGATTTAAAACCATCTCTTGCATTCGGCAAATACATTAACTGCATTGCAGAATATGAAGATTTATCAATTGCACTGTCAATTGATTTGTTCTCTTTGCGATAAAACTCATCTGAAAACAACTCTTTAAATAAAGTTTTAGCTAAATTAAAACTCACCGATGAATATTGCGAGGGTGTAATATTTTGATTTACAAACAACAATAATCTAATTTTCGGATTATTGAAAACAGAACTAACAGTAGTGTATACAATATACGTGTTGTTTTTTAAACAGTTATTAATATAAGTTATTAATAAATCATAATCACCCTTGAAATAATCTATGTCATATGTTATAATAGATCTGCATATTAGTGACTCTGCGGTGCGTTCTCCCTTAACTAACGCACCGCAGATCATCGCTTCTAATTGATCTTTAGCTACAAATTTCTTGTGTGCAGCAGTTCTAAAATATTCTAATATTTCATCAAAACTTAATTCTTTCTCATCAGCTATTTTTGAATAGCAGTTTTCAAAAAAACTTATTTTGTATTTGGGAATTTGCATATTAGTTCTGTGTTTAATTTATTTTACCAACTATTTTTTTTCATATCTAAAGTCAGATCTTCTTATTTTTACCATGTTATCCCCATTGTGCCAAACAATACCTTCGGGCATATGACCATTATATCTAACGATGCAATTGTCACCCATTGAAAAATGTTCTAAAAAACTTTTCAAACCTTCAAAGTCTGTTGGTATTTTATCTTTTATAATCAAATCTTTATGATTAACTAGTATTGTATCGTCTAGTCCATACTCATTCCTTTGAACATTTTTACCGATCAATTCGTATGTACCATCTCTGACATCACCTCGTCTTTTTAAATTATCAAACCCTCGCAGGTGGTGAATATCGGTTTTTTCAGCAGTAACTGGTACCCACCCATAATGCTTGCCGTTACTATGTGTTGCACATAGTATAAAACCTTTATTTACAATAGCTTTTTCTAGATCTACATTATTAACTGTCAATCGCTTGTAAAATACACCTTCGATGATAGCACAACAAGTTCCGTTTAATTTTAAATAAGGAGCACCCTCACCTTTTATGACCCACTCACTGCCCTCTAAAACTTCGTCAATAGCGAGGTGTTTATTGTTGCTATCTAGTTTATATAGTGTTTTAATTTTTTTCATATTTTATTTCCTCAGTTAAAATTTTAATCGCATACATCTTGTAGTACTAAATAAGCTTTGTGTTTTTTATTATAATATTGAAGCTTTTTATCATATCCGTATTCATCAAATCTATATTGTATTAAAACGGGCCACCAACCTTCCGCTAATTCGTTTTTTCTTTCAAAATCAAAACTATACTTAAAATCAGGAAAAAATCTACCGTCTGTGCAGCCTTTTCGTCTGTTGACAAATTTCTTCAAAAACTTGTCAACAGCTAAACCATATTCTAAATAATGCTCTTCTGCCTCTGCGGGGCTTTTAAAATTATTGTCTTCATAACCAAAATCTGGTATCAGACCATGACCCCAAAAGCAATCAAAGTCAAACTCACCTTTTGTTCTAATTTTATCCCATTCGTCTTCAGTATCATTTTTTAAATGTAATGATATAAAATAACCTTCCACTGGAGGATATCCCCCATAGTTTCCTGAAAATTTAACGCCTGTGGGTGCACACACAAAAAGCTCAGCACACGTCGCAACTGTGGAAAAATCACATATATATATATTTTCTTGCCGATTAAATTGTGAATTAAAATCTATTTTAGTATCTTTTTTCATATTTTATTTCCTCACTTGGTTTTACCATATCCCATAT